GAAAGTTGTTCTCGCCTTGTTAATCTCCCTCGCCTCCACGACCATCTTCGCCAAGGGGCTTTCATGACTTGCCAGAAAGTTTTTATCGAACTTTGGTTTGCCCGTTGGAGTGCTGTCGTAAGGGATACCTTGGGTTTTAAAAGCTTTCGCCACCGATGCTGCTGCCCATATTTCCACACTCTGACCTGTGAGCCTCTTAATTGAAGCCAGAATCTTATTCTCTTTAGATAATAAATCATTTTTTATCCTTTCCGCTTTGTCAAGATCGACCCGTACTCCTTTTTGTTTCATTTTGAACAAAACGGGAAAGAGGTCTATCTCGAGTTCAAAAATACTTAATAAGTTCTGTGATATGATTTCTTTTTTAAGGTGATGCCATAGGCGTAGCGTTACAGCCGCGTCCTGTTCTGCGTACTCGCCTACGTGTGAGGCGGGAAGCTTCCACAACTCCGATTTCGGATTGATGCCCCACATTTTTGCCGCTTCGTAGAGTTGGGTTTCCGATTTCGATTCCTGTAAATAGTCCTTTCCTAATGAATTTAGATCGAAACGAAACCTGTTCTCATCTACCAATGGTGCGGCAATCAAAGTGTCGATTATTTTTCCTCGGATGTCAATACCTAAAGTGGATAACCAGCCTACATCATAAAAAGCATTGTGAAAGACGTAGTTCATGTATTCGTAAGAACATTGTTTTTTCAACCATTTAGTCACAATTTTTTTATCCATGTTGGGCGGTGTGTCGTGGGCTATGGGAAAATATCCACACCAGCCATCCACCGCAACGGCAATCCCCACCACTTCTCCGTGTTTGGACACCCATCCTGGACCTAGTGTTTTTAGTCCTGGGTCACGTGTTTCCAAGTCAATAGCTATTTCCGTATACTCAGAGAGATCGGGAAAGTGATCGGGCATTACCCACTCGCTGGGCATTACATGAACTTTAGGAAACCAGTTTGGCTGTTCTTTCATTTTTTTCCTTTAATTTAATATAATAATCTTTAACGGCTTCAGATCTTTTCCTAATATGTTCTTCTGATTGTTTTCGTCCTTTCCAATAATTTTTATATTTGTCTATAAAAGCTTTGGTTTGAGGCCTGCCTGCCATTTTTTTCTTAAATTCTGGGGTTCCTCTTTTTGATCGATTTGCTTCTCTCTTTTTGGTTACCTCTCCTGTATAACCACGTAAAAGATTATATTCTTTAATGTTTTCTTTAACATAAACTTTATGAAGTGGAAGATTTCTTCTTCCTTTTTTAATATACTTCCGTGCGAACATTCCTTGTTTTCTTCTTCCTTCAATAGTTGGAGGAATAAGTTCCCCTTTAGCAATTCTTTCTTTTGCATTATCTGAATGTATCTCACGTGTTTCATTGCATATTAATGATTTACCCCACAATATACCGTATTTTTTTTTATAATCATTAATACTTGTTTCATGAGATATATTAAGGTGGACACCAAGTGATCTGTAGTGCTTGCCGCATAGAAGACAGATGATACTGTCTCCAACAAAATATTTCTTGTATTCATCATAATTTTTAAAAACGAAATCTTTTGGATAGCCTGGCATAACTCGTCTTCTAGCTTCTTTATTCTTTTGTGATGCAAATGGACTAGGCATTATTTTAATTATGGGGACAAGGTATTGGTTCTAGTTCATCCTGCAGCTCTTCTGAGGGTGTTTTGTTTAATGATTTAATGTATTCCTCCGTCTTTCTTCCTCGTCGTTCCCCTTCGGATTCAAAAGATTGATCTTTCGTTTCACTGCGGGCTTCTATTTCCCCGGCAATGGCGGCGTAGGCAGCCATATCAATGTAGCTGTCTTTTTTATGTTGGTGCATGAGCCGTGCTACTTTTACCAAGGCCATGCACACCGCTACGTTATGCGCCGTTATTTTTGTTTGGAGGAAGATCGACCACAACGCAGCGATGTTCTTGTGATTGGTTACCTTGTCGCCATAGTCCTTATGACGATCGGTACCAATTAAATTCTGTGCTTCTTTTAAAATGTCCTTTGATATCATGCTACCTGACTTGCATAGTGAAAGATGGGTTCATATTCATATGTCCCCTCTGTTCGGTGAATAATATATAGTTCTTCTTTGGCTCTTGTTGCGCCGACGTAAAAAACTCTTGCTTCATCATCTCTTCCTTGTTGGCTTTCTGTATACGACCTGTAAGGGGCATAGGATAAGTCGGTTAATAACATAACTTTTTGTCTTTCACCACCCTTGGATGCGTGAATGGTTGACACTTCAATACGGGGAATAGCGTCAAGCTTGTTGCCAGATCGCATTACCGCACGTAAATAGGTTTTACGGCGTTGCAATCCCTTGGAATTCAGCATGTCATACCAGGCTATCTCCCTGGTGCTGAGTTCCTTTTCTTTTGATAATTTAATTGTTTCCCGCAGGCCATAATCTTTAATAAGATCTTCCAGGCTATATGTTCCTTCGGGTTGTCCCTTGAACACTCCGTAATTTCTCTTGATACGCGTACTGTCCATATGATGATAAATGACATCACATACCACTCCTGAGATAGACTTCCCGTTTTGAAGCGTGGTCCACGCTCTGATGGCCTCGATGTACTTAAAACTGATGGTTGGAAATCCATACCGTTTATAAATCCATCCATATGTTTCCAGTGTCTCACACACCTGCTTTACAACTTCGTGAGTCCTGCATAAAATTAACCACTCACCTTCCTTCAATCCTTGATGTAAAGGTCTGATATTTAGGACTTTTCTTATCCCCATTTCATCTCTTGGTTTGTATTGTTTTGGGATGCGTTGGGATATTGACTGTCCAAGTTTTGTGGCAAGACTGTGAACGCTGATGGGAATGCGATATGACTGAGTAAGGGGAATGATGGTATTCAGATTATTTCTGTCCGCCATTTTAATGAAATGTTCAATGTCCGCTCCCGCCCATCTGAAGATGGCTTGATCATCATCTCCTGCTATGTAAGTTTCAAGCGCTCCGGATTTCTCCTGGATCATGTCCACTACATTCCACTGTTGTGCGCTCAGATCTTGCGCTTCATCAATGAATAGATATTTCAAAGGAGGAGGATTTTGTTTCTTGAGAAAGTTAAAAAAATAATCAACATATTCATACTTGTCTCTGTCTTTTTTAAATTTTCTTAAATCTAAATCCATTTGTTCAATGAGCTTTCTCGCTCCATAGTTATTTAAGGTGGTGTCTCTAAAAACTTTATATAAACGATCATTGTCATCAGGATATTTAGCGTATGCTAGATTAATCAGATCTTGGTATTCACTCTTTGCTGACGGCATAGCAATATCTACACCATTTCCTTTTTTCATTTTATTGACATATTCGTGGCCCGTGATCCGTGATAACTCCTCATAGTCATAATCGTCCATGATCTGCGCTTGCTGAAGCTGCAGACGACGATATGCCAGGGAGTGTAACGTGGAGAAATAGGGATACATAATCTTAACTGTTTCCTTCGTGCATTTCTGCTTAGAGTCCTTGACGATGCGATCACGTATTTCTTCCGCCGCTCTCACGGTGAAACTAAAGTAGCCTATATCCTTTGGGGTGCATATGCCCGCGTTAAGAAGCTCTTCCACCCTATCTTTTAGATAAGTGGTCTTTCCCGTGCCAGGTGGCCCTATGATAACGTGTCTATGCATCAAGTGCCTCCAGGATTGAAAGTGCGATACAATAGGGAATGTGCGGGACTAAACTATTCCCTAACGCTTTAAGTCTGTCCACCCTTCTGGGTATCCCATGATCCACTCTACCCACGTCGGGTTCAACTGCCCACCAACTTTCTCCCCAAGGTTGCCTTTGCCCCTGTCCGTCGTGCTGTCCTTGTACATGAACTCTCTGGGTGTCGGCCACATCAAATTGGGATGCTTCACCTGGTCGTTGAGTGATATTGGCATTTTCTTTTTCAATTTTAATTTCATTCTTTTCTCTGATGAAGGTCCCCTGTCGCAGTGAGCGTCGGGCGTTCTCCAGAGATTCCATCTTGGTTTCTGATCCTTGTTGGGTGACAGTCGAATCTGCTCCATCAGGGAACCAGGAGGAACTGTCGTCCTGCCTATTGCCAGTCTCTTTTTCATTTTTCTTTCCAAGGCTTCCTGACTTCTCTGGTTGATTCCTACTGCCGTTGGCGTTTGCCACAATCCAGACTCTTTCTCTTTTGTGGTTGGCGCCGATGCTAGCAGCTGAAATACTAAACGTCCTTGTGGCGTAACCTTCACTCTCCAGGTCCGCGAGCACGGAGTCAAGACCGAGTTTAAGATGTCCACTAACGTTCTCTCCAATGACGAAAGAAGGCCGACACTCTTTGATAAGCCTAAGATACTCTGGCCAAAGGTGTCGCGGATCTTGCTCACCTTTTTTTCTACCTGCTTGGGAGAATGGTTGGCAAGGATATCCTCCAGTGATAATGTCGATAGATCCAAGTCCATCTGCTTTGAGTTTGTCATAAGTCAGCTCCTTTATATCTTTATATTGTTTAACATGTGGCCAATGCTTTTGCAGCACTTGCCTTGGAAATTCTTCAATTTCACAGAATGCCACCGTTTCAAAACCACCCGTGGCCTCGAGCCCCAAGCTAAAGCCACCAATTCCACTGAATAGATCCAAATGTCTTAGCATCAATACACCTCATCCGTTTCTTTGAAATCTCTTTCCTTCAGTTCGTATTCAGTCTCTTGAATATCAATTGGTATTTTCCAACAGTGCGTGGAATGTCCCTCAATCTTGAGCTTGTCTGTTGATCCTTTAAGTTCATTGAATATTTTCATTTGGTGTGTTTCATTTATTTTGGTAAAGCGTTTGGTTTTTAAGAATTCACGAAAGGACTGAGGCTTAAAATAAAAATATCCTTCGTGCTCATATGTTTGACCCAGACGAATTTCATCACGGTCTTTAGCTCCTTTTGTATTGCCAATGAATGTTTGAAGATGGGAAAGGAATTGTCCTTTCACTGTCACTTCTCCTGGAAGGATGACATAATCTTTTTTCTCTTTCATTATGGCTAAAAGTTCATCCACTCTTTGCGCCCAAACTAAAGGGCCGACGGGCCGTGGGCTTGTATCCGCTTGTGCAATACAGGCTTTACGGTAAGCGGGATGATCCGCTAGTTGATCCACATTGAGAATAACGACTTGTCCGTTATGAGTCAGTTCATACATAGGATTATCCGATACCCATTTCTTCAGGCTGGAAATGTCATCCGTTGCCGAGTTTCCAATTCCATACTTGTGCGTCTTGCATTTAATTTTCTCACACACCGCTTTAAAAGTAGGTTCCTCGCATCGATAAAAATACTTATCGTCCCCGACTTGTTTACAAATAGTCAGAACTTCACGTGAGGGGAGAGGAGGTTTAAAATACTTGGTATTGTACTCATCCAATTTTGCTTCCACTTTATCGGGAAATCGTTCCCGCAAATAGATCCCCACTTGAAAGAGGCATTGGTTACGGGATCCTTCGCTGAATCCTTGTTCAGCCAAAGTTACGATGCACGGAGGAGCGCCTTTGAAATCTTCTTTGGTATCAACTGTTTTAGGAATATCAACATTGCTAACTTGCAATATGACTTTTGTTTCATAGTATTCTATAAACTTTCTTAACGTATCTAATGCATTACCTTCATCATCGAACGCATATCTTGTTGGATGTTCTTCATGGTTATAGGGTAAGTTTAAAAAATTACCTGTGGCTTTGGGGTTCAGCTCAATTTGTTTTGGGAATATCTCTGAATCAGCGTAGCCTAACCATGCAGCTATCTCTGTTAATTTTAGTTGCATATCTTTGGCAGTTGCTGGTTCGCGTACAAATAAATATATATGTGCGCCACCACTTTTTGATCTACATACAACCAGTGGTAATTTCTTTTCGACAATTTTTTTAATTAATTTCTTGTGGTCTAGACCATCATAGGAGTCAATATCAATAGCTCCCCAATTACAGGTATTACCTTCCCGAATAGGAATGATCCCTAGGCTCGGTTCACGACCTTCTAAATGGTCATACCATTTTTCTTTTGTTAATTGTTCTTTTTGAATCCAGGACTTGGCTTCAATTTTGCCAGCCTCATTTTTTGCACGACTTTGTGTCTGACCATAGGCTCTTTCCAAGCCACTAAATATTTGTATAAATTTTTCTTTGTCGTCCATAAATCTTTCTCATTCATTAAAGAAGGGGCGAGGTTACCACAGATCGCCCCTTCTTATTTTCGAAGATTACACATTCTAAAAGAATATATAACTTAAGCTTTAGTAAGGAGTTTTTTCCTCAGTGTCAACCTCGTCTTCTTCATGCTTGACTTTTACTTCACCTTTGTCCACGCTTTCCGCAAACGCTTTCGCTTGGTGATAAATGTTGGCATCTTCAACAGGTCCGACACGGGAAATGTCCCAACCAAACCAATTACCCAGATCATTCGATTCCGCAACCGTTTTCAACAGGTAAAGGTGGGAGTACGAAGGAGGAGTGAATAAACCTTTCGTACCCTTCATTTTAAGACCCAGCATCAAAGAGTTCCATCTCTTTGATTTTTTACGCTGAGTACTTTTCATGGCAACAAGAACCTGGGAAGGAGTTCCATCGTTGCCAAGAATCAAGCAAAAGTGATTGGCGGTATCTTCAATGTAGTTACCGTTGTCCAATCGATCTTTTTTCTGATCATCACGAGTAGTCTGTGAAAGAATATTACTTTCAGCTGGATAAATGTTTACAGGCGCACCTGTTCCCTTTCCTCTATCCATCCACTCAATGTACTGACGTTGGTAAGAACAAGGAATAACTTTTACTCCCGCCTCGCCATCGTATATTTCTTTTGTAAGCGTATTGTAGATCATTCCACTTTCCGCTCCCTCTATGTAAAGAGGATCCCTTTTCTTGATCTGGGGTGACGTATCACTCAGAATACGAAGAAAAGGAATAGCTAAATCGTCCATCCCTAGATTTTTCAATCCTGCGTTTGCATCTTTTTCAAAGATACCAGGATCAAACTCAATGATGTTCGTTTGTTTCTTCGTCTTTATTGCGTTTGCCATGTTTTCTCCTAGCTTTTTCGCGTTATTTTTGTCTTCTGCCCGATAAACAAATTAAACATATTGTCTGGGACAGATCTTCCTTCCTCATGCCACTTTCTAAAGGTGGCTTTCAGTGTTGAAGGATGCACTGAAACTTTTACTTCGGGAATATACCCGAGTGTATCTTTAATATAATCTTGTAATTTTATCGCTTGTTTTCTTTCCCCCATTCCAAAGGCAATCCCTACTTGGTTCTTTATGATGTCACCAAGTCCGTTGTCCGTGAGCCATTGATAGCAGTCCGATGATTTTTTAGCGTCTTTGGGAATAGAGACATAAATATCTTCAACCACTTGTACTTTTGAACCGTCTAACATTTCAGTAGCCGTTAAGCCGAGTTCCGCCATTTTAGTGGGAATAGTCTCTCCTGATAATTTACGTAAATTTTCTTTTTGTATTTTTACAGTTTCTTCTAGGGACTCTATTAATTCTTCTAGTTTTAATTGCTCTTGTAATAAGTTTGCAACAGATTGCAAACTTTCCTGTTTTATATTGGTAACAGCGTCACCTTCAAAGTTTATCTTGCTCATTAATTTCGCCTTTCTCATTAATGTTAATACTTACGGAATAATATCTCTTTTGTATTTTATCCCATTTTAATATTTTAAATCTTCCTCTGTTTATATCAGAAGCGATACAGCATGCAATACCCATTGCGGCCGGATCTCCCATCATAAGTAAATGGTCATTATCGTCAAAATCTTTAAGTTTTCTGCGTAATTTCCTTATGGCAGGCTGTGGACTAAACATGATTTGTTGCCCACTCTCAAATAGTAAAACAATGTCGCCATATTCCTGGGCGCTTAATACATTTATATAGGGATTTTCTTGAACTAAAAATACCGTGGGCTTTTTTTCTTCTTTATCCTGCTTGAATTCCATCTTTCTGCGAGTCCTTTATCTCTTGTTTTTTCTTTCCGCAAGTATTATATAGCTATTTTAGAAAGTTATTATGAACTATAGATTTAAAACGAAGCCTTTTCAACATCAATTAGATGCTTTGGACGAGAGCTGGAACAAGGAAGTATGGGCCTTATTCATGGAGATGGGTACAGGTA